GTGGTGCGCGACGCGGCGATCCAGAACGTCATCGCGAGCGCCGATCGGCAACTCGCTGGCCGCGGTGGTGGGCAGGCTGGCGTCAACGCCGTGCTGCAAACCTCTCAGCAGGAAATCCAGCGGCAGTTCCAAGAGCGCACGAACTTCATCCAGACACAGAACGCGCTCGAACAGCAGGGCGTGCAGACGCGCTTCGAGTCCGAGCAGCGGATCGTCGCGCTTTACGGCCAGACCCGTGAAGCTCTGCTCGCGAACATCACGGCATACGAGGAGGCGAGCCGCGCGGCCGAGCAGAACGGCCAGATCACCGAAGCCGCCGCCGCGGCTAACGCTGCGCAAATCCAACTGTGGCGGGTCCAGCTTGAACGCATCAATCCTGAGTGGGCGCGCATCAAGCAGGGCATCGAGAACACGATCGGCACGGCGGGCGTCAACTTCTTCGACGGCGTCGCGCAAGCCCTCGGCGATGTCATTGCCGGCGTCACGTCGCTCGAAGAAGCATGGGAGAAGGCAGGCGAAGCAGCGTTGAAGTTCTTCGCCGATGTCCTGAAGGGGATCGGTCAGGTCATCCTTCAGGAGCAAGTGCTGCAACTCGTGCGTTTCGCCACGAAGTCGATCTCTGCCGGGCTGGTTCACGGCGGCGGTGTTGTGGGCGCAGCGGGCGGGCAGCGTCGCATGGTCAACCCGGCAGTCTTCGCGGGCGCGCCGCGGATGCACAGCGGAGGCATCGTGGGCGGGCTGAAGACCGACGAGCGCGCACGCATCCTTCAGACCGGCGAGGAAGTCCTGTCGCGCGATGATCCGCGCAACATGATGAACCGCAACAAGGGCGCGAGTGGTCCGACTACGGATGTCCAGATGTCGCGCACCGTCCTGGCTGTGGGTGACGATGAGATCGCCAACGCGATGAACGGTCCGGCCGGCGAGCGCGTCTTCCTCAACTTCATGCGACGCAACGCGCCGTCCGTGCGCTCCCTGGTCCGAGGGTGACGACGTGCCTGTAGAGAACATCCCGCACTGGACGATCCTGCCGAACTGGCGCACGCCGGTCCTCGAACGGCTGGAATGTCTCACGGCCATCCTGGCAAGCCCGTCAGGGGCAGAGCAGCGCTACGCGGTCCGCTGGTCGCCCCGGCGCATGTTCGAACCCCTGGTGACGCCCGTAGGCCCGCTGCGGACGCTGTTCGACATGGCGGTCGGTGCGGTAGGCGTGTCGTCTTGGTATGTGCCTGTCTGGCACGACGGCCAGACCACGACGGAGACGCTCGGGATCGGTGACACGACGCTCAACTGCGAGACCCTCTACCGGGAGTTCCGGGCCGGTGGCTTCGCGATGCTGTGGGCGGACGAGTTCCGCAGCGAGGTCTTGGAAGTCGCTTCCGCCACGGGCGGCGTCCTGACCTTCGTCACCGGACCCGTGGCAAGCTGGCCGGCAGGCACGCGTCTCTTCCCTACTGTCAAGGCGCGCCTGACGGACATGCCGGACATGAGCCGCAAAGGTCCGCGCGCGATGGAGAACTCGCTGCGCTTCATGGTCGAGACGCACAACGACTTCGTCGATCCGGACGTGACGCTCGCCTTCCCGACCTACGCTGGATTCTCGGTGCTCACCACGGCGCCGGACGAAGGCCAGGATATCACGCATGGCCGTATGCGGATGCTGGAAGAACTGGACAGCGATTCCGGTCTCTCGCGCCGTTACGACACCGCCGGGCTCGACTTTACCCTTCAGCGGCACCACTGGCTCAATCTCGGCCGGCAGGAGCACGCCGAGCTTCGCACGCTGTTCTACACGCTTGATGGGCGTCGCAACCTCATCTGGCTCCCCACGTTCGCGAATGACTTCGAGATCACCGATGCCGCGCTGTCCGGCGACACGAACATCAAGGTGCGGCTCTGCGGCTTCACCGCGTTTGGCGGCGCGCGTTTCAGCCGCGATCGCATCTGGATCAGGCTGCGCAACGGCACGAACATCTTCCGGCAGATCACTGGATCATCGCTGACGACGGGCGAGCGCGAGACGATCCAGTTGGACTCGGCACTCGGCACGGCGTTCGCGCCAGCGGACGTGGCGCAAGTGTGCTTCCTGGCACTGTCGCGCCTGGACAGCGACACGATGGAGATCGAGCACTACACGGGCACGAATGGCGCGAGCCGCGTGGCGCTGACCTTCCGTTCTGCACCTAACCTCCGCACGGGCGGCTCGTGGGATGTGTTGCCTTTCCCGGACGCTACACCAAACGATCTCGAATGCGGCGCGATCCCCGGATGCGTTCCTTCGGTCTATCCGATCACCATGGACAATCGCTACATCCTGTTGAACGCCGGAACGGTCGGAGGGCTTGGACTTCCGCCGAACAGTTCCGAAGGTGCGTATATAATGTCGCAAACGGAGATCGAGGATTCCGCGACACCGCCGGAAAACTTCAGCTACGTGACGACGGTCCCTGCCGCGGGTGAACTTACGATCGTGGCAACGCGCCTGACGACGACAAGCGACAGCACCTACTTCCCGTTCATCACAAAAGGCGCGCCGGACCTCGTGCCGGATGGGCACCCTCTGATCTCGGATAGAGCGATCCGCTGCCGTCTCTATGTCTCCCACACGGGAACGGCGAACTACCTGCTCCGTTTCCAGCTTTTCGCCCTCGACGGTTCGACTCCCTCGGTGAACATCCAAGATACGTTCACCGGGCCTTACAATTTCGATGTCTTCCCGACGACCGACACGACAACGGTCTCCGATCTGTTCGAACTCGTTTGGGACGGGACATCCTTGAACCTATGGATCAACAATGTGGATCAGGGTCCATATACAAACGGGACCATGATAACATCCACGGGCATATTCGGAGCGTTCAACTTCAATTCCGCGTATCCTTGCATCCACTACGGCGTGTTGCCGGTGAACTATCCGAGCTTCTCTCTATCCACGGGGTCGCTCGAAGTCACCGTGGAAGTCACCGACCTCGAATACGTTTATATCTGCGCGTAGGAGTCGAGCATGGTCGCTTTCAACGTCCAAGAGATCGCGAACTACCTGGGCCGCGCGACGTTCCTTGTGACGTTCGTTCGAGGCGGGCAGACATGGACCTACACGAGCGCAGATCGCGACGTGTCTCTCGGTGGTCGCATCTACAAGGCGGTGCCGATCAAGGTTGGCACGATCAACCAGAGCGACGATGTGCAGTCGGACGAAGTCTCGATTGAGATGCCGACCGACATTCCGATGGTCTCCTGGCACATTCTCGTTCCGCCTACCGAGGAAGTCACCGTGACCGTGGCGCGCTATCACCGCGACGGCGACAACGCGGTCGTCCGCTTCGCGGGCCGCGTGGATCGCGTGCGCCGCGTTTCGCCGCTGAAGGCCGAGGTCAAGTGCAAGACCCTGCTCGCGTCCTTCATGCGTGGTGGCGCGAGGATGACGTGGCAGCGTGAGTGCTCGCACGCGCTCTACGGTCCTGGCTGCGGCGTCAACAAGGCACTGCACGCTGTCCCTGGCACGATCGCCACCTTGAACTCGACGCAGATCACGGCGGCGGCCCTGGCCTCTCTGTCGGATGGTCGCTTCGTCGGCGGGTTCATCGAGTGGGATTTCCAGCCGGCCATGCGAGCGCGCCGCGCCATCACGGCACATGCTGGCACCTTCGCGGCGCTTCTCGGTGGCACCTACGGTATGGCTGTCGGAACGCCGTTCATCGCCTACCCTGGTTGCCCGCGCGACATGACAAGCTGCAACGTGCTATACAACAACCTGCCGAACTACGGCGGCATCCGCCATCTCCCGAGTAAGTCACCCTTCAACGGCGATCCGGTGTTCTGACATGGACCCTGTAAGCATCCTCATCCAGATCGCGATCGCCGTGGTGATGATGGCGATCTCCTACGCGATCACCGCCTCGATGTCCCGACGCGCGCCGAGCAAGAAGCCGAACGCGCTCGAAGATTTCGACTTCCCGCAAGACGCCGAGGGCACCGCGCAAGCCGTGATCTTCGGTGACGTGTGGAGCGAGGATTGGACCGTGCTCTGGTATGGCGACTTCAAGGTCACGCCGATCCGCAAGAAGGGCGGCAAGAAGTGACTTCCGAGCCGCGCGTCTTCATTCGCCACATTCGGGCTGCTCGCCTCTGTGCGCGTGGCTCGCGCACGTGGTTTGCTAGGCACGATATCTCGTGGGTCGATTTCCTGCTCGATGGTTGTGCGGCCGAGCGCTTGATCGCCACGGGTGATCCGCTTGCCCTGCGCGCCGTCGAGGAAGCACGTAAGGAGGCTGACCGTGGGCGGAAGTAAGAAGACGACGGTTGGATATTGGTATGAGTTCGCGATCCACATGGGCGCGTGCCGCGGACCCATCAACACGCTCCGCCACATCAAGGTCGGCGACCTGACTGCCTGGACGGGCGAGCAGACAACGAACGGCGAGTTCCAGATCGACCAAGAAAACCTCTTCGGTGGCGAGACCAAGGAGGGCGGCATCGGCGGCACGTTCGGCGCCTACCTTGGCTACCCTGGTCAGTTGTTCTCTA